CCGTTGCAGGATTGCATGGCCTATGGGCATTCGCAGACCGTTACACACAACTTCCTCACAGATATTCAGGGTATCTCCCACTATCAACAGTTGTTCTCCCTTTTGTCTCCGTCCACGGTAAATAAGATCACCATCCCTTTTGACATGTTCTCGAACGAAGTGGCGGGCTTGCTGCCCGAACTTGTGCCGAACACATTCAATAGCGACGGCGTGATGGCGGGCGTCAATGATACGTTCAAGTGCTACTACACTGGACCTATTGCCAATGACTTCACGTTCGTTACGCCCGATACAATCTCTGCTAACATTGTCACCGCGACCAACTACGCATACATTGTGAAGGACGTGAGCCTGCTTTACGCGGGAATTGATACTGGCTCGCTTGACGATCAGTATACGCGGCCTACCGTCGATATTGAAATTGATACCAGCGCAGCCGGTGGATACTATCTCCGCCAAGTGACCATTCAGGCACTTCAAGACTACGGCACCGACCAAACCCTTGTTGACCGCCCGGACTACGACTACCAGAAAGAAGGTAAGAGCTGGACCACGTTCCAGATTTTCCATGATACATCGGCAACGACTGTGCTGGCGACCGGCGGGGCTGTTGACAAGAAAATCCTCAACGGACTGCAAATCCCCCGGTATGCTCGGTGGCTGCGCATTCAGGTAGAGATTTGGTATGTCTACCCGAATATCCACACTGTCACTATCCCGCCAATCACGTTCAAATATGTGCCGTCTAAGGCCAGCATTACCGGCGAAGGTGGTATCGTCGGCGACGGCACTGGTCAACGTGGGTGGCACTCTTACTACAACCTGTTTGCAGCTTTCGCGGACTGGTCGAAGCAATCGATTCTGCAAATGACGCAGGTCAACAACGTGACGTTGTATCGCGGCACAGAAGATCAGATTTCCGATCCCGCGATGGAAGTTGCACTGAACAGCCCCGTGCCTGCCTACATTGACCGGGCGCATATCGTGTTTGATACGCTGCAACTTGCCAACTTCGGCAACCGCATCCCGAACCTCACGTTTGAAACCGTTCGCTATGAAAACGATACGGCGGCGGGGATCATTGAAGACCTCATGGATATTGGGGAAGTTGACGAGAAATACTACGATCTGACCGCGTTGCCGGTTACAGGTGACGATGCCTTTGTCGCGGGCTACACCATCGGCACGCAAACAAGCATTCGTGACGCAATCACGGCAATGCTCGATGTGTTCGATATTGATGCTGCCGATATTATGAATCAGATCGTCTTCCGCCCCCGCCGTCGCACTGCAATCGATTACATCATCAGCACCGATGATCTTGACGCGAAAACGCCGGGGTCATCGCCCAGCCCGCTGATCGAATATAGCTACGCGGACATTATGGAACTCCCGCGTTCGTTGAGCATCAGCTACAGCGATCCGGGCCGCGACTACCAGATCAACAACGCGATATATGTGCGTGACCAGAGTGGTCCTAACACTTGGATAAACAAGAAGGGCAACACGGTCAAGAAATCGCCGAGCACACAGACCTCCACTGCGGAATACCCGGTCGTTAGCTACCCCCGCATAATGAAGGATGCAGTCGTTCGGCGTATGCAAGATGCTTGGACGCAAAAGAATACTGCGAAGTTCAAGCTTCCGCACAAGTATGTGCAGATTGCGCCCACTGACATTATCTCCCTGCGGGATAATTCGGCTACGCATTACGATCAGAATATCGAAGTTCTGCAAGCGCCGTTCGGTGGTGGTGTCGATCCGCGCCCCGGCCTGCTTAACGGTTCCAACGGCGTTGTGCATGTATACTCACCCGGAGTATGGCTTGGCGCTGGCAACGTTGGTTATATGTCTACGTGGGGGGGTTTAGGTGTAGAGGCCATTCCGGGTGGTAACGGTAACTGGTCTGGTGGTATCTTCTACCAAGATTTTGACCTCGGCAATTACCTCACGGATGATCAAATTGCGGCTGGTGGTCATGTGGCGCAATTCTGTATCGACGGTGAGCAACAGTATAGTGGTTACAATCTCGTATGGGAAGGTTCGCACGGCGTTCTGCTGTATGCGTTCAAAGGCACCCTTGATGCGAACGGAAACACCGTTCCTGATTTTAATGGCTACATCGACGCATACGGCACGGGTTTTGTTGAAATAATACTTGGAACCACCAATCTTTCCTACACCACAGGCAAGGTGACTTTCCAGCTTCCGGCTGGCACACGGTTTGTTCGCTGCCAAGTTTACTGTGCTGCCGTCCTAGCCTCTTACAACGGGCAGTATTTCGAAAACCCGATCTTGAACTTGGCACTCAAGACCGACAAGCTTCCGATTTACAGTGAAACCATCGTCAAGCTTACCACGGTCACCCGTGGTGCGGATGGCATCTTGCAATGCGAAGGCACGTTATACAAGGCCCCGCGCCGCGCGGGTGACTTGAATGTGCTCAGCATCACCGGCAACGCTGGCACTTCGCAATACATCTCGCCAGTAGGCTCTGCCACTATAAAACTCGCAAACACTATCCTATACCTGATGGATATTCCCGCCATCCGCTCGACCGAAAACGACGCGGGCTTCTATGTTGGGTTTGCAGCCGAAGACGGGGCTTGGGAGGGCGCCGAGTTTTACCGTTCACTCGACTCCGGTGCAACCTACGTTGATATTTCGACCAACATCGTGCCTATCGTCGCGGGTAAGGTTGTTAGCGGTGCGTTGCTCGGTGCAATCGATTGCAGGGTGCCGGATATTACCAGTTCAATCGTCGTTCAACTATACAACTCGGATAATGAGCTGACTTCGGTTACCTCTGATGCACTACTTAGTGGTTCAAACCTTGCACTCATTGGAAATGAGCTTGTCAGCTTCCTCACGGCAACGCACCTTACCGGAAACCAGTTCCAGCTTAACGGCGCATTCATCCGTGGCATCGCGGGAACGGATAGATCGGAGTGCACTGATACTCACGTTGTCAACGAAGAATTCGTTCTGCTGCAACAGGCCGCGTTGGTTAACTTCACCGACGATCTTGCTAACCGTAATCGTCCTATGTCCTACAAGGCTGTTACGATAGGCATCAACACTTCCGATGTGGCAGCAGAAACCTTCACCAATACGGCACAGAGGTTGTTTCCTTATTCGCCATGTTTCCTAGGTGGCACCCGCGACGGCTCGAACAACCTGACAATTGTGTGGACTCGTCGGGATAGATTCGGCATAGCGTGGCCTGATTATATCGACATTCCGAACTCGGAAGCCTACGAGCGTTATGAAATCGATGTGTATGATGGCACGTTTGCGACCGTCCTGCGAACCATTGTTGTCAACGATGCCCAAACTATCGTATACTCTGCGGCAGACCAGACGACTGACGGCCTGACACCGGGCAATCACGTAAACATCATGGTATACCAAATATCGGACAAGGTTGGCCGAGGCCACCCAGCGAAAGGAATCGTTTAACATGGCCGTCTCGACCCTGCTCCAAATTCTCCAAGTTTCCGAGTCACAGTCGATGAAAGCGACTGCAACGAATACCGCGCTTGCGTCGCTAGAAGCGGCAATGTCAGACGAATACGTGCTGGCAACGGCGGGCACAACGACCAGCTACACACTGGCCTTTGATACGACAAACGACCTGTCATCCCGCCTCGCCCTGCGGTTTGTGTGCCTGAATATAGGCTCCGGTGCGACCGTGCCATTCAACGTGATTCACCCCGCAGCGAAGCACCTGTTCTTCGTGATCAACAACACGTCGCAGGACGTGACAATCAAGACGCCAGCGGGCACGGGTCCAACCATTCACCCCGCCGCGCAAAAGCTCTTGTATTGCGATGGTGTGAACATCATCGATACGACAGGGGCAGTCGGATACAACATCAAGGCCGTAGAAGCTGTTGGCTGCATGTTCATGCCGAATCCGAAATCCAGTGAAGTTCTCGCACGGCTGATGATGCTCAACGCTGGAACGTTCGATACGAACTTTGCACTGTCAAAAGGCAGTGTAATCACCAATCCGTCCGCGACGTATGCCATCGATGTGCGACAGAATGGTTCATCGATTGGTAATGTCTCCATCTCGTCCAGCGGTGTATTCACCTTCACGAACGCGGGTGTTGTCACGGTGAGCGCAGGCGATGTTATCACCTTTGTTGCCCCGGCCACTGCCGATTCCGCCATAACAGGTGTTGGCATTTCGCTTTACTACTCATACCTCGTTGCGCAGTAAAGGCGGGGTTGAACTCCACCATATGTAGTGCTATAGTAACTTGAATCCCATACCCATAGAAGCACAGCCCATCCCAACAAAACATAAACAGGCAAGATGGATGGACGGTCTTTTCAAAATCATAACCAATGTCCTTGCGCCCTATGGCATCTTAGGTATTGGTTGGGTTCTTTTTCTTATCGAACGATACTTCATCGGCGCGCGGCGAGATGAACAGTCGCGGACTGACATGGCCGCAATGCGCAGCGAGTTCAACCAGCTTTCCGTAAGCTTCAACAAAACAGTAGGAAAGTTTCTGGTAGTCCTTGAAGTAATCAAGGAAAGGCTAGACTAATATGAATCGTCTCGCGAAATGGTATTTCAACGCACTACCAAGCAATCATGCCATTGCCTCCCCCGAAGTTGAGCAGACGCAACAACTTCGGCAGAGAACAACTGAAAAGTTTGATAGCGTTAATCGTCTCATGGATGAAACGCTATCTAAGTTAGCGCGACAAAAGATCGCACACGACAAAGGAAGTCAGAAGTGAACTATGGTATGATCGAAGACTGGACTAACGTTATCGCGTTCATCGTTGGTATGGTGCTTGTGACTCTTGCGGCTTTCGGGTTGCTTGGGTTTTTCCCGCGAAAAGCTGAGCGTGAAGATACCGCCGCCGGGTGGTTGATACTCGCAATCTGGCTGGGGTTTCTCGGCAACGGCATGAATGCGTTCTACTGGAATGTTTTCTACCCGCTCGCCGGGCCGTTCTTCCAGTTCGACAATCAGATTCTTGGAATCCTCGGGCGCATGAGCGATGTTCTATGGAAGGGTATGGCCGCGCTATCTGTTTACCTCCACATGGTCGCGCGATACAAGGCGTTGCCGGAAGGCGAGCGACCGCATTGGAGTCCGATCCTCATGGCGTTCTACCCCGATAGAAACCATTTCCTATGCAGGGCCTACTTCGCCCTTATCAGGAAGAATCAGTAGAAAAGTTTCACTTTCTCTTGCGGCTTTCTTGGTGTAGGATATTGGCACTGACTCCCCAACTCCAAGAGAGGACTTAATGGACAGCGAAATTCAAAGCAAATGGTTCTTGCAGAGCAAGACCATCATCGGACTGATCGTCGGCCTGCTGGCGACGTTCCTTCCGCAGTTTGGCATCAGCTTCACCGCTGACTCCGCCTCCCAACTTAATTCTGCAATCGATGGCATCCTGCAAGGCATCGGCATGGTGCTGGTTATCTGGGGCCGCGTGTCGGCCACGCAACCGTTGCGACTGACCCCCGGAAAGCCAACGACCGGCAGCGGCGGTGATGGAACGACCGCTTCCCAATCTGACACCGGAAGTTCGCAGTCTGGTAATAGCAATGTGGCGCAGCGGGTCTTGCAATCGATTGCAAGCTTGTTCCGACCCGCGCGGTCCGTCGCAGCGGCGTGTGCCTTGTCCATCATCGCGGCATGTGCCATCACCAATACCGATGGTGCAACGGCCAACCTGACCCCGGCGCAATCGTTATACAATATCAAGTCGCAGTTTGCGGTCTACGTCAAGGCCGCAGCCGACTATTCGTCGCAGCCCTTTTGCTCGGCGACAGTGTTGACGGCGTGTGCACAGCCCAAGGTCGTTGTGTCACTTGACAACGCGGCAGCAAGGTCGCCGCAGCCATCAATACGGCCTCGCCGGTCATCCTTGGCTTGAAGCCGGGAACTGCCGATGCGCAGCAGAATGCGCTTGCCATCGCGCAGGGGGCACTGCAAGTCCTCATCACGTTGGAAGCGGCCTCGATTGCCACGAAGGGAGCCTGACATGAATGCCACTACCCTGCTGAACGCTCTGAGCGCCGTCCTCGCCGGTTTGCAAGCCGTGTCGGAAATCCAAGCCGCGCTGACCGATGTTCACGCCCAACTGTTGAACATCGTGAGCAGCGGTGCCGATCCGACGCAGGCTGAATGGGACTTGCTGAACTCCAATCTGTCGGCGTCTCTTGCCGCAATCCACACCCGCGCGCTTGCCGCGAAGGCCACGCTCTAGGCCACATCGCTACAATCGATTGCAAGCGCGGGGGATACTCGCGCTTGTATAACATGAAAAGGAATAGAAAATGCAGGTAGCAAACGACTCTTGGCAACTTGTTGGCAATGCAGCCGCAACGTTGCTTACTTTCCAGAATGTCGGCGTTTCACGCATCGCCTACGTGTTCGCCGCCACACAACCCGCCGCTGGTGCCATTGCCCTCGACAGTGATGCACATTTCCTCGCTGATTCCGGCATGATCCCTGTCGTCGTATCCAACCTCAAGACCGCGAGTTTGAACATGTATGCACGCAATCTTGGGCCGGGTAACGGCTTGCTCGCCGTGTCGTCGGTCGCGTAAGGAGAGCTTCAATGTCCGTATACGGAGCAGGCTACCCCGGTCGTCCCGATGCGGCATTGAATATGCCCACAGGGTTGACTGGCACGACCTACACAACGGTCAACTCAGACTTCGCTGGGCAAGTGGTGAAGCGTATCTCGAATGCCTCTGCGATCACGGTTACGGTTGCATCTGGCACGACGAACAAGCAATCACTCATGTTCGTTCAAATGAACGCGGGGGCTATCACGATTGTTCCCGCCGCTGGCGTAACGCTTTATGCAGCCAACGGCGTGCTCGCAACGAGGGCACAGTATGGCTGGATCAAGGTAATTCCGCTTTCCGATGCGGCGGATACATACCTTGTCGTCGTAGAGGACGCGGTGTCCAGCGGCGCTATCGTTATCTCATCACCGGCTGATATTACCATATCGACTTACACTGTGCTCAATACAGACCTTGCGGGCCAGATTGTGCAAAAGTTTTCGGCAGCCACAGCGCAAACCATCACTGTGCCCACGGGACTTACCAACAAACAACCGTGGACGGTCATCAACAAAGGGGCCGGTCAAGTCGTCTTCGCAGCGGCGGCGGGTGTCACGATCAACAGTGCTGACAGCAAACTGAAACTCCGCGTGCAGTTTTCGAGCGCAACCCTGATTCCGGACACCACGGCGGATACCTACTACCTCGTAGGGGATTTGACCACATGATGTCGCTTCTTCTTTCCAGCGTATCGGCAAGCGCGGTGATCGCGGTCGGTGGTGGCGGAGTAATTTCGATTCACACGCAGCGATTCTACAGCATCATTGGTGGCCCGGCTGGCAACATCGGCGTG